AACACGCCATTGGCTGAGCGCATCCGTTCGTTGGCGTTGCAGCGCGGCGGCTTCACGCTGCTGACGCTGCCTGAGAGCGAGGTGGTTCACGACGCCGACGGCTGGATGCGGCAGCATTTCCGCAACGGCTGGATGTGGGAGTGCGACAAGCGCACCGGCCGCCTTGAGCTTCGTGACGCGAGCGGCAGGGTGGTGGAGACCCACGAGGACGCCACGATGCGCGACCTTGAGGCGTTGCAGCGCAGGGTCGCCGCCATCTGTTGAGGAAAACCGGAAGGAGGACTGTCATGGAATACTACAACAAGATGCTGTGCGTGACGCTTGCCGAGCTTACGGGAGGCAAAGACCCTGTGATGCGTGGTGGCACGTTGATGAAGAACGTGCAGCGTGGCAACGTGCTTAGTGCGAGGCGCGGCGGCGGTGAGGGCGGCGTTGCGTTGTATGTGTGGCAGAGCCTTCCGAGGAAGTACCGCCAGCGCTTCGTGGAGCGTTACGGCGAGCCGGAGGAGATTATGAGGAAGCAGTCCATGCGTGAGAGCATAAGGATTGACGCTGCCGCGAGGGCGTGGTATGAGGGCTACACCTACGAGGGCAGGGACGGCGAGGAGCAGCACCTGTCGGAGCGTCTGATAGAGGAGTACACGCTGAACGCCTCGGTGCTGGGCGAGCTTGTGCGGCTGATGGGCGAGCGCAAGGCCATCCGCTCGTCGTTGAACACGGGCATGGCGGGAGCGTGGGACGTGATATTCGCGAGCAGCGAGCAGTTGCGCGAGGCCTGCGGCCACACGTTGCCTGGCAGTGCGAGCCGTCTGAAGTCGAAGATAAGGCAGTTCAAGGAGGAGGGCTATGCGAGCCTTGTGAGCGGCAAGTTGGGCAACTGTGCGGCGTTGAAGCTGACGGAGGAATTTGGCCGTCAGATAGTGGCGTTGAAGCGCAGCCGTGTGCCGGTCTATACCGACCGTCAGTTGTTGGAGCGTGCCAACGAGATAGCGTTGGAGCGTGGCTGGAAGCCGATAAGGAGCCTTAGCGGTCTGAAGAAGTGGTTGGAGAGTGCGTCTGTCCGTCCGCTGTGGTACGATGCCGTTCACGGCGAGCAGGCGGCTCGTCAGAAGTTCTCGAGGAAGCACAGGACCGCTATGCCGGAGCGCAGGGACAGCCTGTGGTACGGCGACGGCACGAAGCTGAACCTGTATTACAGGGACGAACAGGGCAAGGTCAGGACTACGCAGGTGTATGAGGTGATGGATGCCGCCACGGAGGTGCTTCTCGGCTACCACATCAGCGACACCGAGGACTACGAGGCGCAGTACCACGCCTACCGGATGGCGATACAGAAGAGCGGGCACAAGCCCTACGAGATAGTACACGACAACCAAGGCGGCCACAGGCGGCTGAACAGCGGCGGCCTGATGGACAAGATATGCAGGGTGCACAGGACGACGCAGCCCTACAACGGCGAGTCGAAGACCATAGAGAGCGTTTTCGGCAGGTTTCAGAGCCAGGTGCTTCACAAGGACTGGCGTTTCACGGGCCAGAACGTGACGGCGAAGAAAGACACGAGCCGTCCGAACGTGGAGTTCATCGAGGCCAACAAGGAGAGCCTGTACACGCTGGACGAGCTGAAGGACGCCTACGCCGCCGCCCGCAGGGAGTGGAACGAGGGGCTGCACCCCGCCACCGGCGAGCGTAGGATAGACATGTACGAGCGTAGCGTGAACGAAGAGACCCCCGAGGTGACAGTGTGGGACATGGTGGACATGTTCTGGGTGTTCACGGACAAGCCGTCCACGTTCACGGACCAAGGGATACAGATTACGGTGAAGGGGCGGAAGCGGCAGTACGAGGTGTTCTCGTCGCCCGGCGTTCCCGACCACGAGTGGCGCAGGAAGCACACCTACGAGCGTTTCACGGTGGCCTACGACCCCTACGACTTCGGCAGCGTGAGGCTATACACGCAGGCCGCCGACGGGAGCCTGCGCTTCGAGCGCGTGGCCGAGCCCTACGTGGTGATACACCGCGCCCTGCAAGACCAGGAGGAGGGCGAGGCGAAGTTCATCCGCCAGGAACAGGCCGCCAACCAGCTCGACAGGGTGGAGCGCAGCGTGGCCGCGAGGGAGATAGAGGCGGAGCACGGCGTGGCGCCGGAGCAGCACGGCCTGCGGTCGCCCGAGCTGAAGGGCTTGCCCGCCGACCTGCAGCGGAAGATAGCGCGCCGCCTGCGGAAGTACGGCATGGAGCCCGCCGAGGAGCTGGAGCTCGGCCGGCGGATGAAGTCGGTGAGCCTCGCGGACTGGATGCCGCCCACGGACGGCGGGGACGCGGAGCTTGGGCTTCCGCCGAAAGTGCCGGAGCGCAGGATGGCGGGGATGCTGTGAAGGGGGATGCGCGAGGCACACGAGACACATACAAGATACCTATTTAACCATTCAAAAAAATACCGATTAACAGAATGATGGACGAAAGACAGAAAAGACAGATCAGCGCGGCGCTGTCGGCTTACGTGAAGAAGTACGGGAGCCAGAACAAGGCGGCCGCAAGTTTGGACGGCACGAGCGCGGCCACGCTGAGTGCGATACAGCAAGGCAAGTGGGAGCTCATCAGCGACGAGATGTGGAAGAAGATAGGCTCTCAGGTGGGCGTTGCCGCCTCGGACGACTGGCAGATAGTGGAGACCACCGCTGCGCAGGAGATGCAGTACGCGATGAAGGACGCGCAGGAGTGGAGGAACGTGACGTGGGTGGTGGGCGACGCCGGCTGCGGCAAGACCACGATGGCGCGGCTTTACTCGAAGGAGCACAGCGAGGCTTTCTACATGCTGTGTTCGGAGGACATGCGGAGGAGCGACTTCGTGCGCGACATGGCGAAGCGCATAGGCATCAAGACCGACGGCATGACGATACGTGAGATGTTAGACACCGTTACAGGCTCGTTGGTCCAGATGAGTGCCCCCGTTCTGCTGTTCGACGAGGCCGACAAGTTGCCGGAGCGCGTGTTCCACTATTTCATAGAGCTGTACAACAGGCTTGAGGACAAGTGCGGCATGGTATTCTTCAGCACGTCGTACATCAAGCGCAGGATGCAGATGGGTCTTCGCTACGACAAGAAGGGCTACAACGAGATACACTCGCGCATAGGGCGGAAGTTCTTCGAGCTGGAGCGCACGTCGGCCCAGGACGTATATGCCGTGTGCGTGGCCAACGGCGTGACCGACCGCAAGACGATAGCCGAGGTGGTGAAGGACGCGGAGGGCTACGACTTCGACCTGCGGAGGGTGAAGAAGTGCGTGCACAGGGAGAAAATGAAAAATAAGAATTGAACGGTGTTTGAACGTTGTTTGAGCGATGGACAAAGAAGAGACAACGAAGAAGCTGCGCCGTGCGTCGTCGGTGGCCGAGGTGCTGTCGAAGCGTTACGAGACGCTGCGGATGGGCGACGAGTGGCGCATGGCCTTCGGCGAGCCGGAGAGTCGCGGCGTGTGGTTCATCTGGGGCAGGAGCGGGAGTGGCAAGACCAGTTTTGTGCTGAGCCTGTGCAAGGAGCTGGCGCGTTTCGGCAGGGTGTGCTTTGACAGTTTGGAGGAGGGCACGTGCCTTACGATGCGCAACGCCTTGGCCCGGACGGGCATGAGCGAGGTGGCGAGGCGGTTCGTGCTGGTGAGCGAGGGCATGGACGAGCTTGACGCGCGTCTGCGCCGCAGGAAGAGCGCGGAGGTGGTGGTGGTGGACTCGTTCCAGTACGCGGAGCTGACGTTCAAGGGCTACATGAAGTTCGTGGCTCGCCACAGGGACAAGCTGCTGATATTCGTGAGCCAGTGCGACGGCACGAGTCCGACGGGGCGGAGTGCTCGCAGCGCGATGTACACCGCCGACTTGAAGATATGGGTGGAGGGCTACCGTGCGTTCTCGAAGGGCAGGACGTTTGGTGAGCTTGGCTACTACACGATATGGCCGGAGAGGGCGGAGGCGTATTGGGGCGTTAAGAATTAGGATTTTTGAGTTTTGAATTTTGATATTTTGAATTATGAGTGTATATGTGAAGAAGCCGGACGGTGTGTACCTGCACCCGTCCTACGGCAGGGCGATGGAGCACAGGGGCTATTCTGTGCGCATCTTTTGGAACCCCGTTATGCTGTCGGACTTGCGGCGTCATTATCCGCGGATGCTGAACGCGGAGCTTGCCGGCCTGCTTGGCGTGTCTGTTCGCACGATGATACGTAAGGCTCGTGAGCTGGGATTGTCGAAAGACCCGGCGTGGCTTGCGCGGATATGGGAAGAGCGTCGTTTATGGGCTCAGATGTCGGCTCGTCGCAAGGGTCATCCCGGTGCGTTCAAGAAGGGCGGCACGGCTGTTGCGGCGTACCGCTTCAAGCCCGGTGACGAGCGGTTGAAGAAGGGCGGTGAGATATGGAAGTCAAGATGGAACAAACAACAATCAAAAACAAAGTGATATGATAACAGCGATAGTGGTGGCGATATTGGCCATAGACACGGTGATGGCGCTTACCTGCATAGGCGGAGCGCGCAACGATAGGGAGGACGAGGAATGAGCAGGAGCGTGAGCATAATAGCGTTGTCGGCTCCCGACATCGTGAACCTCCCATGTGATACGGTGACGGAGCGGTTGGTGGTGCGCGGCCTGTGCTGCGGCTACTGCAAGGGTCAGGGCGAGGTGTTGCGCCGCGATGCCACGACCCATGAGTGGGAGTATCTGAAGTGTCCCTTATGCAAGGGCAGCGGCGACTTGGATGCGGATGTGACAGTGGAGTGGAAACCGAGGAAAGGGAGGCATGGCCATGGGCAGTGAAAAGACTTTCAAATACTGCATCTGCGGCAAGGAGTTTACGGGATATGGCAACAACCCATATCCCATAAAGAACCAAGGCGAGTGCTGCCGCCGTTGCAACTGGACGGTGGTGATACCCGAAAGGCTAAGACGAAGCAAGTTGAACCCAAAATAAGCAACATTATGGAAAAGACAAAGAATGGCGTTATGTTAGGCGTGGAGAGCTACGGGCGTTTCTATGCCTTGCTGAAGCGTTTGCCCGGCGCGGACAAGGAGACCCTTGTGGAGCAGTACACGAACGGCAGGACCACGCACCTGCACCTTATGTGCGTGTCGGAATATGACAGGATGTGTCGCGACATGGAGAGCGTGGCGGGCTACGACGAGCGCAGACAGGCGCAGCGTCAGGCGTTGCGCAAGGCCCGCAGCGGCGTACTGCACCAGATGCAGCTGTGGGGCGTGGACACCGCCGACTGGCAGCGTGTGAACGCCTTTTGCGAAGACAGGCGCATAGCGGGCAAGGAGTTCCGCAAGTTAGACATCGAGGAGCTGAACCGCCTGAACACGAAGCTGCGCGCCATGCGGCGCAAGCGGGACGGCAAGGAAATCATACGTGACATGTAAACATATAAAAACAACCCAAAAAACAAAATGACAATGGGAAAAAGAACGAAAAAGACAATCATCAGCGGCGTTACGCGAGAGGCCGCTGACGAGGCGTTCGCACAGTATGCGAAGGCAGACGCCCAGATGGGCAAGATTACGGCGGACATAGAGCTGCAGTGCGCGAAAATCAGGGAGAAGTGGGCGAGCCGTCTCAGCGAGCTTGAGGCGGAGCGCGACACCGCCTTTGACACGTTGCAGGCATACGCCACCGAGAACCAAGACGAGCTGTTCGCGAAGAAGAAGAGCTTGGAGATGACCCACGGCGTGATAGGCTTCCGCACAGGCACGCCGAAGCTGAAGACGCTGAAGGGCTTCACATGGGCGAGCGCGTTGCAGCTGGTGAAGGCTTTCCTGCCAGGCTACACCCGCCAGACGGAGGAGATAGCCAAGGACAAGCTGCTCGCCGACAGGGACGCTGAGAGCGTGGTGGTGACTGACGGCGACGATGTTACCATGCCGATGGGCGCGGCGATGGCGAAGTGCGGCATCACGGTGGCTCAGGACGAGACCTTCTATGTTGAGCCGAAGAAGGAGGACGGCGACAAATAGCTGCCGTCCACACTTGACAATATAAAGAAAACCGCCGTTTGTGATACGCAAACGGCGGTTTTTTCGTATCTTTGCAGGAGATATGGGCAAAGGCAGGAACAAGTTGTTGATAGAGGAGCGCGACCGTCGTCTTTACGAGCGTTTCTACTATTGGACGGAGGTTAAGCGTCTGCGGATAGACGACACGATCAAGAAGCTCTCGGAGGAGGAGTTCTTCTTGAGCGAGAGCCGTGTGATGCAGATAATCCGCTCGATGCTTCGCAGCGGCGCGAAGGTGTACGGCAAGGAAGTGCCGTCGTCCCGTTTCAACGGCTTTCGAGTTGCGCATTCAGGAGGACCTTCGGTCTCGGAGCTTTCCCTTTTTCCATAGCCGTATGTTCCGACACGGTGGTTGTGTAAGTCGTTTCATAGACCTTTATTCCATGATTGTAGGTGAAGAATCTTGATTTTGTTCGCATCAACGCCCCGTCGCCGTTTGGTCGGAACCCTTGCAGCAGGGAGTGGAGTTTGTGTCTCATTTCGTTGCGCTGTTGTGCTCGATGTGTGGTAGGTGATGTTGCGTGTGTGTCATCGTAACAGTCAATTATCAGTCTTACTCTGACGGAACACGTTCCCTTTTGCGCGAGTTCGGCGATGTCTGACCATTCCGTTTCGGGTGTCTCTATGAGAACTGCCGGAAAAGTTATGGGGTACATGTCGACGCTGTCGTTGTCGATGTTCTCAAGCTGTCCGTAGTCCTCGTCGACGAGCGAAAGCCCATCCATGTTGTTTGCGATGTGCTCGATGAGTTCAGAGATTAAGAATTCCATTTTTGATGCGTTGCAAAGAGTTGTTTATTAAGTCGTTTATTTTAAGCATCAGCTCGTGGCTGTCTCCGATGAACTGTCTTTTTGGCATGTGGGCATGTATGTTGAGCCTGCTCTTTTTTGTAAGTGCGAGCGCTCTCCATTTAGCCGCCTCGTCTGGCAGTTCCTTTGGCAGTTTGCCCTTGCCTTTGACTCCGGCGATTGAGTACGCCATGGCCCATGCGAAGCGTCTCATGCGCTTGGTGACGGAAGGCTGTGTGTGGATGTCGCCTCCCTCGTTGTGAATGGCCGCATAAGGCACGGGGTCGGAGATGACGACCTCCCCCGGCTTGGTGTCGTACTGTATGCTCCTCATGAGGTGGTCTCTGCGTGAGGTGAGCGGCGAGTATTTGGCGCCAGTACCCTTGCCTTGCTGCCTTAGCGTTTTCTTCCATGGGTGCAGTCCGTTGTCCCTCCACCCCGCGTCACGGAAGTTCTGCTTGAAGTGGTTTACGGCGGTTATGCCGACCTTTCGTGGCAGTCTGTCGTAGACCTCCTTTTGAATGTCGTCTTTCACCCGAATGATGCGTTTTTGTATTTCCCTTGCGTCCATGTGAATGTTTTTTTTGCGGAAAAGTTTTGTATGTGCGGAAAAAGCAGTACCTTTGCGGTGTTCTCGTGAGAGAATAGGGACAGGGCCTTAACCGGTCGTGTACCGCCCCGGGGTCGCTTATCAGCGGCCTCATTTTGTTTTATGCAGTTTTTTTACATCAGAGAAGTAAAAAAGAATCTCTCCTTCACTACTATATTTACGATGAGCTTCAGCAAGGGCCTCGTAGAAAGATTGTTCATGTCTTGGTATTTCCAGGACGACAGCCTTTCCTCCTTGTTTATGCAATGCCTTACGCACATATTTCACGAGGTTTCCTGCGCCTTTTGTCAACTGTTTGAGGTCGGCTGGAACGCCGTCAACCTTGATGTCGTATGTGCCGTCGTCGAACTTTAGCCTGTATTCCACTTTCCTGCCGTTGTCGGCGAGGACGCGGCACATGGCAAGTTCCTTCTCGTATTTCTTTTTCTCCTGCTTGTTCTTCATTCCGTAATCATGTCTTGCCTTTTCCGTGACGACGTAGCCGCCTGTCTTGGAACTGTGGGTGTGCAGCCATTTGTCCGTCGGGTATTTGATGTTCAGTTCCTGCTCGTTGACGCAAGCGTCGATGAACGGGCAGTTGTAGCAGTCCTTGGTCCAGTCGTGGAAGAGGTTTGCGAGCCTTGCCTTGGGCGATGGCTTGTAGAAAGCGCACTGCTTGCACGATTTGGGGAAGTAGGGGTGCTTGTCTGAGAAGAGATGTCCGTCGCTGCCCGGATTGTTTTCCAGTCCCGCCTGCGGCTTGTCGCCGTCGAGTAGCGGCTTGAGTTCCGGGGTTGCCGGCTCGTCGGTCTGTTCGAGCGAGCATTTGCAGTTCCATCGGTCTCCCGGATGGTGTTCGAGCCAGAAGGGGTCGTCGACGGGCAATGTGAGCTTTTTTGTCCAGAACTCTCGGTGTGAGCCTTCGGGGTTTGGCGAGGTGGTAGGCATCCACCTGAGGTTTGGCATGACATCCTTGTCTCGGACGAATCGTCTCCAGTCTGCTGCGTTGTGCGCCCTTATGACGGCGGTGTCGTATTCCGTTCTGAGCCATGAGCCGACGAAGTGTGACGAGATGTTAGCGACCTCGTCACGCCACTGCGTGAATGGCTTGAGTCTGCCGTTGTCATCGACGAGTTTCGCAGCCATCGTCGAACCCATGTCATGCACCTTGAAGGCGGCGAACACCTCGTTGGAGTGCCGCAGCGCGTGGTAGAAGTCCTCCTCGGCTGTCGGCGGCGTCTCCGCGTCGGCGAGGCCATTGACGGTGGCCTCGTTGAGGACGCGCAGCACCTCCCTCCACATCACGGGTTCCACCCCGTGCTGTGTGTCGAATCCCCCATAGATTTCCTTGATGAAGCGTTCGAGAATGTCTGGCGCGATGCGGAACGCCGCTCTTGCATCATGGAAGTGCGCATGGCAGCCGCAGGTGTTGTCGCCGTAGTAGAGTGTGTCTATCAGAAGTCTCCATCCGCCCCGTGTTCCGGGGCGAGGCCGAAAAAACCGCTTAACCGCTGTTTGAACGTCTTTTTATTGCCGTTGGAATGGTGTTCGTCGGTGCTGTCCTTTCCTGCGTCAGAGGCCGTCGCCGCTTCGAACGTCTGCCGCTGCGCGAGCCTTTCCTCCTCCTTTTCCGCCTTCATGCGCTCGTAGTCGTCGGGCTTCTTGACGCAGAAGGTTTCGTAGAGATAGTCGTCATCGATGGGCAACCCCATGGAGGCGAGCTTCTGCACTATGTCAATCTGCTGTGCGGGGTTGATGTTGTCTTTCTTGGCATAGACGAACTCCCCTCCATCGGTGTCGAACCCGAGCGAGGCGAAGATGTCCCTCATGTCGAAGTTGAGGATGTCGAGGATGAAGTCTCGGTCGTCGGCGTTCATCTCGTCCTCTTCCTCCTTGTGGACCGTTCCGAGTGCCTGCGTGCCCGTTTCCTTCGCGTCGGTGGTGAGTGTGTTGCCGAGCACTCGTATTGACATCTTGGAATCCCAGTATTCGGCGAAGGTCTTGTAGAGTTCCGACGAGCCCGACTTGTTAGCCGCCTCTATGAGGTTGAGTTCCGAGTCCTTCGGGTGAATGTAGACGGCGTTAGCCCCCTGGCTCCTTGCGTCGGCGATGAGCCTCCGCCTGGCGAGTTCGTCGCCCGCGTCGTAGGTGTACTCGCGTATGGGCATTCCGAAGATGTTGCAGAATCGGGCCCAGTCCGCCATGTCTCCTCGTTTGTAGAGTACGGCAGGCAGTAGTTCGGCGAAGATGCCGAGTTCGCGTTCCTTCCCGACGAAGAGCATGTCGGTGAACTCCTCGACGGGCAGCCCGTCGATTGCCCCTTGGTATTTGAGAATCTTGTGGTGTACGGGGTCGTAATGCTTTCTGTTGACCAGTTCATAGTCGATGAAGCCGTCGTCATCGCGGAAGAACTGGAAGAGAGAGAAGCCGTAGAACTCGGACATGACGAGGTCTTTGCAGAACCGCTTGAACCATGGTGAGCGCAGCTGCGCGTTGATGTTGTCGTCCGGCTCTCCCGACCGTTGGAACTCGATGGGAATTTTTGTGACCCCCCTGAGCCTTTTGGCGATGATGCCGGCGAGGTGTAGGTCAAGTTGCGCCGAGTCGTACATGTCGTAGAGCCTTGCCCTGTTGGAGTAGTCTATGCCGTGCGCGGCGTTGAGCGCGTTCATGTATGCGTTCATGTCGAAGAAGAATATCTCCGGCATTTGGAGAACGATGTCCGGCGGTCTGTGGCCTTTTGGGACGAGCAGCCCTCCCTGCTCTATGCGTTTGCCTCCCTTTGTTGTGTTCCTTTTCGTTTTCAAGTATCTCTTAGCCATAATGAAGTGTGTGTTATAACATTACCGGTCTGATGCTGTCGGCCTGAATCTGCCATCGGCAGTTGTCGGCCTGCGTGTCGTCGTCGAGTAGCGGCGCGCCGTCGATGGTGATGTCGCCGCTCATGACCCCCTTGAGCCATTCCACCGCCCTGTCGTATCGTTCCTGCCTTATCTTCGACATCTTGTACGGGTTGTGCTGGCAGAAGATGTGGTAGATGGCGATGTCGAGAGCGAACATGAGAATGAGCTGGTGCCTGTCGTCGCCTCTTGCCGAGAAGATGGCGTCACAGTCATAGGTCTTGTTGAGGTAGGAACGCATTTCTGCCACGGCCCTGTCCTCGCATATCTCTATGATTTGCGGGTCGTAGTCGTCCGTTCCGGTGCGCAGTAGCGCGTCGAGTATTTCCTTGTGAATGGAAGCGTCGTAGTCTTCCGTGGATATAAAGTTTTCCATTGCGTGAGTGTTACATCCTGTAGGGGTTGTGTTCGTTGATTTCCTTGTACGATATGGTGAGGGTGGGTTCCATCTCCGCGGTCTTGGTGCTGTTGATGAATACCGCCCCCTCGACCGCGTCGGGTCCGTCGGCAGGATAAGGAAGTGAGAGTTCGAAGAGCTTGAACTGGTTGATGAGTTCCTGCATCATGGGGTTGTCCCTTTCCTTCTCGTTGAAGAGCCATAGGCAGTTTCGGTCGATGGGCTCGAGGTTAGCCTCTATTCTCGTTGCCTTGTCCGCTTTCTTGCGTCCGTCCCCCCTTATGAAGAGTTCGTGCTTCCTGCGCTTGCATTCCTGCTGGAGGAGCGGTTTGAATACCTGCTGGAAGAAAGGGTCTTGGAGTGAGTTGTTCTCCATGTATCTGTAGACGTTGGCCTTGCCCGCGACGAAGTCGTCCATCTGGAAGTACCAGTCGATGAAGTCTGCGTTTGTGGCGTGTCCGAGGAACGCCTTGATGACGTAGTAAACGCCCTTGAGCTTGCCGAGCAGTACGAGTGCCTTAGTGGAGCTGTCCTTCTTCCTTGAGTTGGAATACGCCGGGTCTCCGTATGCGACGAGGAAGCGGAATCGGTTGAGTGGCGGCACTTTTCCGAAGGGTAGGTTCTTGAATATCTTGCCTTCCGCGACGGGGTTGTTGAAATACTCGCCCTGCTGTGCCTTGACGGATATTTTGGAGAGGATGCGGTCTATCTGCTCCTCGGAGTTTTTCTGCGGCCATGCGGAGTTGCCGTTTTTGTCTCGAATGTTGACGATGTCCCAGGAGTTGGCGAGTTTGCCGGCTCGTACTATGCAGCAGTCCTTGGCGATGATGTTTCCGCACCAGAGCACGAGGGTTGGCTCGGAGATGGAGCGTGTGGGGTAGAGCGCCTGTTCCGCCCAGTCCCATTTCTTGTCGAGCGTGGCGGGATTGCGGCAGTCCTCGTCGGTGTCGTAGTCGTCGTAGTATAGTACGTCTGGGCGAATGGCCTCGTTGCGCATTCCACGCGGTGCGGAGCCCGCTCCGAGCGCGATGAACTTCGCGCCGCACCGGCACGCGAACTCCGTGTCCGTCCACTGCCCCGGTGTGGTCTGCTCTCCGTAGAACTGCCTTATTCTCGGGTTCGCCTCGAAGTTGAGCTTGAATGGGAGTAGCAGTCGTTTTGCGGAGTCGATGGTGGCGGAGGCGAGCGCGATGAACCTTTTCCTTCGAGTGAGCGCGAGGAACATAAGCGTGAACATGGCGACTGTTGATTTTGCGAGTTCACGGCTCCATGAAAGCACCTCGTACCATTCGGGGTTGTCGATGATGCGGTGTATGGCTTTGATGTGGAACGGCGCGAAGTCGTATTTTGCGTATGCCGGGAAGAAGAACGTTATCCATTTGATGGGGTCTTTTTCGAGTGCGCCGCGCTGTCGCTCGATGTCCCTGCGTGAGAGTGACTCGTCGACATCGATGTCTCTGAGCAGTCCCCTGTGGAATTCCTCCCACCTGATCAGTGCCTGTCTGTCGGTCATTGTCTGTGCTGTCATTGCCTGTTCTGTTTGGAGTGTGAAGCCTGGTCTTTTATGAAAGCGTCGAGGAGGTCGGCGAATTTCTTTGCCGCGTCGATGTCGAGCGGCCTTAGCCACGAGAGGAATCGCATGGCGACAGAGACACAGTCGGCGACGCCGATGTCCGTCTCCATCTTCCTGACCGCTCCGGCGAGCTTTGCGAGCGAGTCGGCCTCGGCAGGCGAGGCGAAGCGTTGCCCCTGCTCCCGCTGGTTGATGCGGTTGTTAATCTCCATGATTTGCCTGTGGAACTGCGCTATGATTTGGTCGGGCGTGATGGTGAGCGAGGCCTTGAGTTCGTCCCACGCTCCGTCCTTCGCCCATCTTGAGACTGTCTGCCTTGTAGTTCCGACCTTGTCGGCTATCTCCTCCTGCGTGAACGTGCCGTTGAGGAAGAGCGTCTTTGCGATGTCCTTCTTGTCGATGTTCTGTCTTGCCATGAATAAGAATAGAATAAATCTTTTGCAAATATCCCACTTTTCACGGAGTGGAGCAAAAGTCGGTTCTATGATAGCGTTGCAGGATGCTATGATAGCGTTGCGTGGCGCTATGATAGAAACGCGATTTGGAAATTAAGGAAACAACCGCGACCTTTGCGATGTAAAACGGCGAAGACAGTCTGCGCTCGGCATGGTCCAAACAAGTTTGGCTCTGCTCTCGCTTGCGCTATCATTGCCATCAAAAAGCGAAAGAATATGAGGTTTTTCAACACGATACCCGGAGAGGGGACGGTAGCCATACTTCTGTATGGCGATGTGGGCGACGGCCAGAAGGTGGAGAGCGGTCGCGTGGTGAGCGAGCTGCTGACCTTGCAGAACAGCTACTCGAAGATAGACGTGCGCATCAACAGCAACGGCGGCGACGTGTTCAGCGGCATAGCGATATACAACGCCCTGCGGACGAGCACGGCGGACATCACGATATACGTTGACGGTGTGGCTGCGAGCATAGCGGGCATAATAGCGTTGTGCGGCAAGCCTCTGTACATGTCGCCCTACGCTAAGCTGATGCTTCATTCCGTGAGCGGCGGCACATGGGGCAACGCATCGTCTCTGCGGCAGACGGCGAGCGTGATGGAGACGCTGGAGAGCGACCTTGCGCGGATGGTTGCGAAGCGTTGCGGCATGGACGCGGCGGAGGTGTCGAAGCGTTACTTTGACGAGAAAGACCACTGGATAAGCGCGGAGGAGGCCGTTGGGATGGGTTTGGCCGACGGCATCTACGAACTGGCCGACGATCCCGTTGGGTCGCTGGTCACTACAGAGGAGATATACAACTATTTCAATAACCGGCTGCTTGAGCGGCCACAAAACAACGAAGACATGGGATTGATAGACAAGATGAAGTCGATTCCGTCGCTGAGCGACGCGAGCGACGAGCAGGAAATCGTGGACAGGGTGAAGAGCCTCGCGAACAAAGCGACGAAAGTGGAAGCCCTTGAGGCGGCGAACGCCTCTTACAAGGCGAAGATTGAGGCTGCCGAGACGAAGGAGGTGGACGCCATCCTTGCGAAGGCGGTGAGCGAGGGCAAGATTGCCCAGGAGCAGGTTCCGTCGCTGAAAGCCTTGATGAAGGCGGACCGCGCGAACACGGAGGCCCTTATAGCCGGCATGAAGGGGAAGAGCCGCCGTATGGTGAGCGAGTACATCGCCGAGAACGGTGAGCCTGCGGCCCAGTGGTCCGGCAAGAGCTGGGACGAGATTGACCGGATGGGCAAGCTGTCGGAGCTGAAGAGCGCGAACGCCACGCTGTTCGCGGAGAAGTTCAAGGAGAAATTCGGCGTGGAATACAAGGACTAAAAACAAGAAAAAGAATCAAGACATGGCACTGAACAAAGAGATCTGGCTCCACACGATAGTGGAGAACCTGTATGCGGACAACTCGTTCGCTGCGAAGAGCGTAGACGACAGCACGTTTGTGGACAACCACACCGTTCACATCCCTAATGCGGGTGCGCCGTCGAAAGTGGTGAAGAACCGTACTGAGAAGCCGGCGAAGGTGAGCCAGCGCACGGACAACGAGCTGACCTACGACATGGACGAGCTGACGACGGACCCTATTTACATCCCGAACATCGACACGGTGGAGCTGAGCTACGACAAGCGCAACAGCATCATCGCGAACGACCGCTCGCAGTTGCAGGAGGCGGCTCACGTGAACATCCTTGAGCGTTGGGGCGGCGGTGTGTCGTCGGACAACGTGCTGCTGACGACCGGCACGGTAGAGGTTGATGCCCACACGTCGAAGACGGCGACGGGTAAGCGCAAGAGCATCTGCAAGGGCGACGTGCTGAAACTGATGACGGCGATGGACGCGGACAACATCCCCGGCCAGGGCCGTTTTCTGCTGCTTGACGCCTACATGTACGCCGAGCTGCTGAACGACTTGAGCGAGAGCGACAAGTGGATGTTCCAGAACAGCGCCGACGTGCAGAGAGGCGTGCTTGGCAACCTGTACGGCTTCGACATCATGAAGCGCAGCAGCGTGCTTCGCCTGTCGGCAGACAAGAGCCTGCTGAAGTGGGACGCCACCGCCGCCGCTGGAGAGCTGGCCGCCGCTTTGGCATGGCATGAGGGCTGCGTGAGCCGCGCCTTGGGCGAGGTGAAGATGTTTGACGACACAGACAACCCGACGTACTACGGCGACATCTATTCGTTCCTCGTGCGCACGGGTGGCAGCGTTCGTCGCTACGACAAGAAGGGCGTGTACCTGTTGGCGGAGGCCGCGAGCGCATAGTAATCAGGAGTTTTGAACTTTGATTTTTGAAATATGCTACCGAGAATCAAGATAGAATACCAGAACGGTCAGTTGGGCACGGTTGGCGACAGTCCTGACGGGCTGTTCGCCATGGTGTGCGGCGCGACCGCGGTGAGCGGCACGTTCGAGCTGAACAAGGCGTACAGCGTACGCAGCGTGGAAGAGTTGCTGTCGCTCGGCGTCACGTCGGAGAAAAGCCCCCGTCTGTGGAAGCATGTGAGCGACTTCTACGACGAAGCCGCGAGCGGCACCGAGCTGGTGGTGATGGGCGTGAGCAAGACGAGTTCGCTTACATCGCTGCTGGACAAGACGAGCGGTGCTGTGAAGTATTTGATAACCTCGCAGAACGGGAAGCTGCGCGGCGTGTTCGTGGCTCAGGACGGCTTGTCGAGCGGGAGCGTGACGGAGGGCATGTCGGCTGACGTGTTCACGTCGTTGCCGAAGGCTCAGGCATTGGCGGAATGGGCGACGGAGGAGCTTTACGCGCCGTTGTTCATCATCGTGGAAGGCCGCGGCTACAGCGGCGAGAACGTGAAAGACCTGAGCGCAATGAGCTACAACCGCGTGGGTGTGGTCGTCGGGGACACGGAGAGTGGCAGTGAAGGCGCTTGCGTGGGCATCCTCGCCGGTCGTCTGTCGGGTCTTCCCGTACAGCGCAACGCCGGTCGCGTGAAGGACGGTGCGCTGTCGCCATTGGAGATGTGGATAGGCAAGAAGAAGGTGGAGGAGAGCAACAGCGCGGTTGTCGACCTGTACGATAAGGGCTACATCACGCCGCGGAAGTATGTAGGTCGCAGCGGCTACTACTGGACAGACGACCGCCTGGCCTGCGAGGAGACGGACGACTACGCGCACCTGACGAACCGCCGTGTGATAGACAAGGCATACCGTACGGCCTACGACACCCTGCTTGACATCATGCTCGACGAGCTTGACGTGAACGAGGACGGTACGTTGCAGGCGGGTGTGGTGCGCAACTGGCAGCAGACGGTGGAAGACGCTATAAACAAGACGATGACGGCCAACGGCGAGCTGAGCGCGAGCGAGGACGGCGAGGGCTGCACATGCTGGATAGACCAGAGCCAGAACGTGGTGAGCACGTCGAAGCTGAAGGTGACGCTGAAAGTGCGTCCCCACGGCTACAGCCGCTACGTGGACGTGGAGCTGGGCTTCGCTGTGGAGAGTTAAAAAAGGAGTAAAGACATGGTAACGAACACGAGAGAATACGAATGGAGCGACGTGAGCGTGGTTGTGGCCGGCAGGGTCGTGACTGGCTTGCGTGGCATCAAGTACACGAGCAAGCAGGAGAAGGAGCTGCTGTACGCGAAAGGCAACAAGCCTCACGGCATCCAGCACGGTAACAAGGACTACAGCGGTGAACTGACGCTGCTTCAGAGCGAGTACGAGGCGTTGCGTACGGCGGCTGGTGGCGACGTGCTTGACGCGAGTTTCAACATCGTGGCTTGCTACGGCAATCCGACGAAGGGGGACACGATAACGACGGACACTTTGGTTAACGTGGAGATAACGGAAGACGTCACGGAATGGAAACAAGGCGACAAGTTCCAGGAGAAGACGCTGCCTTTCATCTACACGGACCAGAAGAGCGTGTGAGTGTCGTGAGTTATTAGTTATTAGTTATAAGTTATAAGTTAAAAGACAAAAAAGATGGAAATCAACGAGAAAAGAATATCGGAGCTGAAGGCTCGTCACCCGGAAGGCCTGTACATGATAAGTGTTGACGGCAAGGGGTGCATCCTGCGCAAGCCGACCCGCAAGGACCTGAGCTACGTGAGCGTGGTGAAAGACCCTATAAAGATGACGGAGACGCTTGTCAACCAGCTGTGGGTGGACGGCGATGAGGAGATGCGCACTGACGACGACCTCTTCATGGCCATGTCCAACAAGATGGACGAGATTCTCAAAGTCAAGGAGGCCGAAGTAAAAAAATTGTAGAGGATGCCGGTGTCAGCGATTTCGAGGGCGGCGGGGACATCCTCTGGTTCGACACGCTCCTGCGCTACTACCTGAGCGTGGACCCCGAACGGTTGCCTGACGAGAAATGGGCATGGACAATACGGTATCTGATGGAGATACGCAAGATAGAAAGGAAAGCGAGTGGACAGCGTTCTTAAGTTCCTCATAAAGTTGCAGGCTGACGGCGGGAATGTGGTCGCCGTGGCGCGGCAGACATCGGACCGCCTTGATGAAATATCGAGGCGCGCCCGTTCCGTCAGTGTGCGGCTGCGCGAGGCGTTCTCCTTCTCAAATTTCAAGTCCTCTCTGATGTCCATCCCCGGCATGGAGTTCCTCACCAACCCCTACACGATGATAGCCGCAGGGGTAGGAGCCGTCACCAAACTCGGCTCACAGGCGGAGCAGACCAACGTGGCGTTCACCACGCTTGTCGGCAGCGAGTCGAAAGCCGCTGCCATGCTCGGCGAAATAACCAAGTTCGCGGCGGAATCACCGTTCGGGAAACTCGGGTTGACCGAGAACGCCCAGACGATGCTCAACTTCGGTGTCGCCTCCGACAAGGTGCTTGACTATCTGAGGCAACTTGGCGACATCTCCGGCGGTGACAAGAGCAGGTTGTCCAGCCTGTCGCTCGTCCTCGGACAGGTGTCCGCCGCAGGCAAGCTCGCGGGGCAGGATTTGCTCCAGTTCATAAATGCGGGGTTCAACCCCTTGCAGGAGCTCCAGAAAATGACCGGCAAGACATACGGTGAGTTGCAGGACTTGATGAGCAAGGGGCAGATAACCTTCGAGAACGTCACGCAAGCGATGGCGCACGCCACCTCGGAAGGCGGCAAGTTTCACGGCATGATGCAGAAGCAGTCGGAGACGGTCGGCGGCAAGTGGAGCACGGTCATGGACAATGCGCAGGAGGAGGTCGTGCGGATGTTCGCGCAGATAAAATCCCCATTGTCCGACTTGCTCGACACGGTGAACGCAGCGCTTCCCACCATATTCGGGGTGGCGCAGCGGGTGTTCGGCTTGTTCGCCGGCGGCTTGAAATTCATTATGGAGTTCCGCACGGAGATAGCCCTTGTTGCCGGTGTCGTCGCCGTCGCATTGGGGGTCAGCAAAGCCTACACCGCCGCGCTTGTGGTGTACAAGGGTGTCCAGACTGCCGTCACGGTGGCGACAAAGGCGTGGGCGGCAACGCAATGGCTGCTCAACATCGCCATGAACGCAAACCCGATAGGCATTGTAATCACCGTGGTCGCGGCTCTTGCCGCCGCCGTAGTGTGGGCATGGGGCAAGTTCGCCGGTTTCCGCGCGTTCCTCCTGACCATGTGGGATGTCGTAAAAGGCTTTGGTGGCCTGCTTAAGGACTACATCATAGACCGCTTCCATGACATGCTGTCTGGTCTCGGCAAACTCGGAGAGGCCATGAGAAGGCTGTTTTCCGGCGACTTCAAGGGAGCGTCAGAGTCCGCCAAAGAGGGCTTCAAGGAGCTGTCGGGAGCTAATGCCGCAGTAAATGCCGTCAACAAGACGAAAGGCATCATCTCCGGTGCTTCTTCCGCATACCAGGGTCACTATGCCACGGAATCGGCAAAGGACAGGGCATCCTCCACGAAAGACAGCGGAATTTCCGTGCCGGGACTGAAAGGCAGCCCGCAGGAAGTCGTCTTCGGCTCCGGCACGGGGAAAGGGAACAAAGGCAAGGGCGGCAAGGGCGGCCGCAAGTCCGCGGAGGCGATGGCCACCGGCGGCACGCGCAACACATCCATCACGATGAACATATCAAAGTTCTTCGACTACATCAATGTTTACATGAACGACAAGACTGACACGGCGGAGCTTGAACAACGCATCGTGCAAAGCATGAACCGCGCCCTTGCCATAGCCACAAGCACGGAAAAATGAACACCGCAACGAGATTCGCATTGGAGAACATGGCTTTCCGCGTTTTCGGCGGCAAGACGCCACCGTACTGGTTGTTCCGCAAGACGAACGTCAGCAACGTGGACAGTTCCGATTTCGACATGGTGAAAAACATGTCGGACGAGGAGTTGGAGGACACTGTGCGCACCAACGCACTCGGCATCCCCATGCAGCAGCCGTTGCGGTTGTGCCTTGAGGAGGCGGGCGCAGAGGAGTGGCTTGTGCCGATGGAGCCGATGATAAGCCTGACGGGGCAGCACATCATCGTGCGCCGCCATGTGAACAAGGGACGCATACGCGGCTCGATAAAGGAGCGTTGGTGCGAGGATGACTACTCGATAACGATAGAGGGCATCCTGATTGGCTCGGATGGCGAATACCCTGAATCGGACGTGTCGCGTCTTCGCTCGTACTGCGAGGCGGGTCATGTAAAGGCTCTTTGCCCGTTGCTGGAGATTTTCGGCATATCGCGGATGGTGATAGAGAGCTGGGACATCCCGTTCACGAGCGGTACTGCGAACCAGAACTACACTCTGAAGTGCTACAGCGACGACATCTACAAGTTGCTGCTGACCCGTGAGGATTTGGAACTGTGACTATGTACACGATGGCATACGACATAACGGTAGGTGGCTGCAAGGTTGGCATGCTGGACTCTGTGGAAATCCACAAGAGCGTGGAGCTGCTGGCTGACACGGCGACGATAACCTTGCCCGGCGCGCAGTATAACGAGGTGCTGGAGGTGGAGGACAAGATACGTCGTGGTGACGCTGTGAGCGTGAAGATAGGCTATGAGGAAAGCGGCCTTGTGGAGGAGTTCCGCGGCTGGCTGCAACGAATAGGCACTGACGGTGGCAAGATAACGCTGACGTGCGAGGACGACCTGTTCACGTTCAGGAAAGAGCTTGCGAACGAGGTGCTGCAAAATGTGACCCTCACATCGCTGTTGGAGAAGGTCATCAGCGGCATCGGTGCGGACTACAAGGTGGAATGCTCGTATGAGTGGACTTACACGAAGTTCGTCATCAATGCCGCGACAGGCTACGACGTGCTGAAGAAGGTGCAGGAGGAATGCGGGGCAGACATATACCTGCAAGACGGTGTGCTGCACATCCATCCGCCTGGCGAGGTGGTGGGCGAGGAGCGTCTGTACGATTTCTCTGTGAACGTGGAGAATGTGGACTTGGTTTACAGGAAAGCCGAGGACAAGAAGATAAAGGTGGTGGTGAAGGCTCTAATGCCTGACGGCACGGTCAAAGAGCTGGAGACCGGCAGCACCGGCGGCGACAAGGTGGAGGTGAAATGCCCGACGAGCGACGAGGCGAGCATGAAAGCCCGTGGGGAGCTTGAGGTGAAACGTAGGAGTTTTGACGGTTACGACGGTAGCATAGAGACATGGCTGATACCGGAATGCAAGCCCGGTGACACGGCGACGCTTCGTGACAGGGAGTACCCAGAGAAGGACGGTACGTATTTCGTGCGTAGCGTGACGACGACGTTCGGCAAGGATGGTGGCCGTCGGAAGATAGAGCTTGGCTTCAGGCTGAGCTAAATAAAAAAGGAAGGAGAAGGAATGGACAGATACAGGGAACTGGGTGAGCGTCTGCGGGCGTTGTCGGGCCGTCAGGAGCCGTTGCTGCTACAGGGCATCGTGAAGAAAGTGTCCGGTTGCGTGTGCGACGTGGCTGTTGGCGGTTTGACGCTACCGTCTGTTCGTCTGCGCGCCTCGTCAGTGTCGCGAAGCGGCGAGCTGATAGTGGTGCCGAAGGTTGGCAGCGCGGTGATAGTGGGAAGCCTTAGCGGGGATCTGTCGGAATTGGCCGTGCTGAGCGTGGATGCCGCGGAGACGGTGACGGTGAACGGCGGCGAGCTGGGCGGCCTGATAAAGATAGAGGCTCTGACGGAGAAACTGAACGCCTTAGTGGAGGCTTTCAACAAGCACACGCACCAAGTGACGGTGAGCCATCCCGGGGGGACGTTCACGACGCTGAAGCCCGCAGGCGGCGCGTCGCGGTTCAGCCGTGGCGACTATGAGGACGAAAAAATAAGACACTGAAGCGATGAACGGGATAATGCTATCGGCCTTTGAGCCGAAGATAAAGGTGGTCCACGATGGTGACGGCCAGATAGTGGACGGTCTGACGATTGGCGACACCCTTCGCCAGAACCAGGCTCTACTGCTTGCGCTTCACCAGGGCGAGCTGAAGGAGCTGCCGAGTACGGGCTGCGGCATCTCGGACATGCTGCTGGACCACGACCCCATCTACTGGCGCACGTCGATACGTGAGCAGCTTGAGATGGACGGTCAGAAGGTGAGCAAGGTGCGTGTGACGAAAACAGGAATAGAAATAGAATCGACATACTGATATTGACTATGGAAAAGAACACTAAGGAATGGATGCAGTACGGCAGCGCACTGGGCATGCTTGCGAGCGGCGTGTTGCTGACCTTCCTCTGCTTCTTCCTGAACCATTACAGGATAGAGGAGAGCGTACTGTGGTATGTGGCCCAGACATTGGTGTACGCGGGCAGCGTGTTCGGCGTGACTGTGTACATAAGCACGAAATTCGGCGAGGTGAAGAACTACATGAAGAAGATGAAGGACGGGAAGGAGGAAAAGGATGAGGAAGATTGAATACATCGTGGTGCACTGCACGGCGAGCAGCCAGAAGTGGGGCGTGAGGGACTTGGAGGCGGAGTTCCGCCGTAAGGGCTGGAAGAACCCCGGCTACCACTATGTGATAACGTCGGACGGCATGGTTCACCAGATGCTGGAGGAGGGGAAGGTGAGCAACGGCGTGAAGGGCTGGAACCACTGCTCGATCAACATCGCGTATGTGGGCGGCGTTGACACGGGTGCGAATTTGAAGCCGGTGGACAACAGGACGGCTGAACAGAAGAAGAGCCTGCGCCTGATGCTGAAGCGTCTGAAGCGCCGCTACCCGTCGGCGTTGATACAGGGTCACAGGGATTTTCCCGGGGTGTCGAAAGCCTGCCCCTCGTTTGACGCGAAGACAGAATACAAGGACATCTGAGTTTTGGGTTTTGGATTATGATGCTACGTATGAAAGTTTATATATTAATGATGTTGGCGGCGTTGTCGCTGTCGGGCTGCGCCACCCACAGGGTAGCGGAGGCGACGTCGAGCGTGTCTCTGCACGAGGACAGCACAGTCAAGGTGCAGGAGCGTCACGACACGCTGTTGCTTCGTGACAGCGTGAGCGTGGTGGTGGAGACGCGCCATGACACGGTGTTCAAGACGGAATACAGGGAGCGTGTGCGCTGGAAAGTGCGTGAGACGCACGACACGTTGTTTGTGGCGCGCGAGGACAGCGCGCACGTTGCGAGGGTGGAGGCGCAGCCCCATGCCGTCAGCCGTTGGCGCGGCGTTAAGGAGGCCTTGCTGAACTTGTTGGTCGCGGGCTTGCTGGGTGTGTCGTTGGTATCGCTGGCTCGCTTGGTATGGAGGGCTTGGCGATGGAAGTGACGGCGAAGGACGGCCAGACGATAGCAGACATCGCGGTCCAGGAGTTCGGCAGCATGGAGGCGTCGATGGAGCTGGCGCGAATAAACGGGATGAGCGTGACGGAGATACCCGGTGCGGGCCGTGTGCTGAAGCTGCCAGAAGGAAGCTGGAACAAGACGATGGCCTCGTGGTGCAAGAGCCACGGCGTCAGTCCCGCGACGGAGCGTGACACCTACGGAAGGGTGTCGGGAATATTCACGGAAGAGTTCACAGAGGAGTTTGAATAGATATGGCACGTACGATAAGCGAGATAAAGAAGGTGATGACGGACGCATTCCTTGCGGACGCCACGTTGCGTGAGAAATACGGCCTTTCATCGGACGCGACATGGGGCGGGAGTTTCTCGTCGGTGAGCGTGGAGAACATCCTACTGTACATAGTGGCGGCTTGCTGCTGGACGGTGGAGGTTCTGCTTGACAGGCACAAGACGGACGTGGCGGAGCTGATAAGCCGTGCTGTGGTGGCGAGCGTGCCGTGGTACTGGAAGAAGTGCCTGGCGTTCCAGTTGGGCGACAGCCTGGAGCTGGACGCGGAGACGCAGGAATACAAGTACGCGAAGGAGGACTCGAGCAAGCAGGTGGTGAAATACGCCGCTGTGCGCGACAGGGGCACTGCCGTCGAGATATTGGTGAGCGGTGAGAGCGGCGGCAAGCCGTCACCCCTTTCGAGCGACGTTCTAACGGCGTTCAAACAGTACATGAACAGGGTGAAGATAGCCGGTGTGGCTCTGAACATCCAGTCGCTGGCGGCAGATACGGTGATGGTGTCGGCGACGATATGGGTTGATGGTTTGGTGATAGACTCGCAAGGGCAAAGCGTGTCCGACGGCAGTTATCCCGTGGAGGAGGCGATAGAGAGCTACCTGAAGGGCATCGTGTATGGCGGCACGTTCAACAAGACGAAGCTGACGGACGCGATACAGTCGGTGGCTGGTGTGGAGGACGTGGAGCTTGGTGACTGCAAGGCGAAGACATCGAGCGGCGGGACATGGACAATAGTGAAAGGCAACAACTACACGGCGGCTGGCGGCAGCATGAACGCCGAGGGTTTGCGAAACACGTTGAGTTATGTGGTACAAGGTTGACATACTGAAATTGGGCCGGCAGCTGCTTCCCCCTCTGCTGCGCGGCGCGACGCTGCTGTCGCTGCTGAAGGTGCTGCTGAGCGGCATCCGCAGCGTGTATGAGCTGTTCTCGGAGTACAGGGAGGCGGTGTCGGAGCGTTTGGGCACGACAGCCCAGACGATAAGCATGGAGGCTGCGCTGAACGCGGCTTTCTACCTTGACGAGGGTCAGATAAGGATAGAGGCGGACACGGAGGAGCGTCCCGAATACTGGCACTTGGAGTCGGAGGGCGGCGGTGGCATCGTGCTTGAGCTGCTGGGCGGGATAGGGCACACGATGAAAGTGAAGGGCGAGAAATCGACGAAGGACAGTTTCGTGGTGTACGTGCCGAGTTTCCTGTGCAGCTCTTTGGACGCTGAAGCCGACGCTTACGGCGGTGAGCATCTGCGTAGGATAAAGACGATAGTGAACACATATAAACCAGCGGGACGTACGTACCGCATAGAAATATACGACTATGAATAGGATGAAATTCAATGAAGGCGGTCAGCCGGTGTACTTGGATGACCTGAAGTTGCTGCAAGAGAACGACGAGAGGAGCGTTTCGGATTTGCTGTACGCCTTAGGCTTGGACTCGTTCTCGATCGATCCAGTTAACACGCACAAGAACACCGATGACAGTTACACTGTGGACGCGGGCAGCGCATGGCTGAACCACGAGTTGGTGGATTGGCCTGCGACGACAATCAGCGCATCGGATTGGACTGGAGAATTGTGGCTGTGCATAAAGGCGAGTGACACAGATGTGCGGACGCATGAGGACGGTCAGGAGCGCAGTTGCGTGACCTCAACGATGGGCTATGTGAGCGCAGACAAAACGGGCGCAACGGCCTGTATTGACCTGCTGACGCTGAAAACGCTGCCTGTGGCCCTGAGCGCGGTGGTGAAGGGAGAGATAGACCACATGGAGGACGTATGGAAGAGCGTGAACGTGAAATGGCTGAACGGTTACAGCGGTAAGGTGCAATACCAAGACCGTGCGGATTGCTACAGGGTAAGGATAAATGCGAAGAGCTCGAACTATACCGAGCTGACGGGCAGTGTTGAGCTGTTCAGCGTGGACGAAAGCGCGTACAGGTGGCTGTGTGTGTTCGCTTCAGACCGCCGTGCCTTTGTGGGTAGCGAAAACGGAGTATCTGGCTTCTACATATCGGCTTTCGAGGGTTGTGTACGCGCAGATGCAAGCCTCCCGTTTGACGATGTGACGAACGCGGCTTCCCTGCCCATCAACGCCATATTCGAGATACCGAAATAAGGGTGAGTTAAAGTAGTTAAAGACAAGAACGATGGCAAGTATATACGAGTTGCAGCAGCGGGCGAAGACGCTGCGTGAGAAGACCGAGACTGAGAGCATCAGTCCCGAGGAGGTGGGCGGTCTGCACGCGGACACGCTGGCGTACATCGCGGCGATGGAGCAGAGCGCGGACGGTTTAGGCATAAGGAAGGTGTATGCGACTGTGTCGGCGATGGAGGCTGACACGTCTCCAGTAGGTACTAACGGCAAGACGCTTCGTTACGGTCAGTTGGTGACGGTGTTCGACAGCGCGAACCCGACTCAGGCGGAGAGCGGTAACGTTTACGCATGGCAGAAGCCGGGCTGGCTGCTGATGGGCAACATGAGCGACATCTACTCGCTGAAGGCGGCGATAGAGGCGGAGGCGCAAGCCCGTGAGGACGGCGACGCGTCCGCCAATAGAGCGGCTGCCGCCGCGATGTCCGCCTTGTCGTCACACGAGAAGGACAGTTCGTCGCACGTAAGCGCGGAAGATCGCGCGAAATGGAATGCGGCGGCCGGTCTTGCCATCCCGGAAGTGGTGGTGACGGGCACGGACGTGACGATCGCTGACGCAGAGGGCGTGACGCTGCTTTTCAAGACCCAGGAGACGGCTGGCGGCGACACGGACGGGACGGAGAGCCGCATAAGCGGTGCGACGGAGAGCGCCGCCGGCGTGATGACGGCGTCAGACAAGCAGCACCTTGAGGAACTGCGGCGGTCAGGAACGTTGCGTTTCAGCGGCTTCGTGGAAGGCGTGACCTTGTTGCAGCAGTCGGCGGCGACGTTGGAAGGCATATATTACGAGAGGTCGAGCCGCCTGTTTGTGGCGAAGCTGGGTGAGAACTACTATCAGAGCTGGTCGACGAGCCAAGTGTACAACGAGGGCGTGAGCGCGATACGGAAGGACAGGGTGTATCTCTGCGGGAACACGCTGTATGTGTGGAGCGACACGGCAGACAATCTTGTGAGTGTCACCACAGAAGAACTTATCGGTGCAGTCAACGGCATAGCCCCACTTGGCGCAGACAGAACAGTGCCGTTGGCAAATCTTCCCATTGACATCTGCAACGTGATAGTGGTGGACTACTGGGACGTGTCGCCCGTGAACATGGAAGGCTCGTACAAGTACGACAGTTCGAGCGCCACGCTGCAACAATGCAGCGCGGGCGTATGGCTTGGTGTCAGCTTGCGCTCCGACGTGATATATGTGGACAGGGGCAACCGCGTGCCTTACATCTGGGACGGGACGGAGATGACCGCCATCGCCCCGAAAGACACTCCAGCGAGCATATACAACGTGAACGTGGCACTGAACAAGCCCGACACCTACTATAAGATTGTGGACAACGACACGCAGAGCCAAAGCGCGGCGCACGTGAGCTGGGCGCAGGGCGTGGCGGTGAGCGGTCTGATACTGTCGTTCAAGATAGGGCAGTCGCTGTGGAAGACCTACCAGTACACAGGCACGGAGGTGACCGAGGCGAAGTGGACTGACGAGACGAACTGGCAGGACTTCGGCAGCCTTGCGGCAGGCAGCGAGACCTACATCGTGATAGACAACCTTGTGGGCAGTCCGAGCGTGGGCGAGTACTACACCCTCGGCACAGCGGTGACCGCTCTTCTTGCCTATGAGAAAGAAAGCGGCGTGACCTACGCGAAGAAAGGCTTAATCATCAGTTACCGCACAGGCGAGAACACGATGGAGACGAAGCAGTTCCAAGGCGAGATAACCGACATTGGCGAGACAGGTCTATGGAAAGACTTCGGCGGCGGCTCAAAGGTGGAGACGAAAGACACTCCCGAAGAGGACGGCGAGGACGCTCTATCGACAGGCGGCGCGTACACAGCCCTGCCCACCGACCTGAAAGTGGACACCGAGGAGGAGGGCGTGGTGAAAATATCGATGGTGAACGCCAAGGGTGACACCGTGGGCAACGAGCAGCAGTTCACCGTAGGCACTGGTAGCGGTGAGAGCAGCGGCACGATAGTGACCATCATCCCCGAGACCTCTCCCATCTACGGACAGGCTGGCGGCACAATCACGCTGAAAGCGAGCATCCGCAGCGTGACGAAGCTGTCGGGCGAGGAACTCACCAATACCATTGAGCGCGTGGAGCTGTACGACAGGGACACGAACCAGTTGCTTGCGACCTACAGGCTGAACCAAGCGTCGTCAGCCGACAGCGGCACGTATGACTTCATATTCGACCTGTCGGGCTATTTCGCACAGGCTGGAAGCCGCAAGATGAAGCTCGTGGCCTACGACGACAGCGACCACAGCGGCAGCAGGAACTTGAACGTGACCGCCGTTGACGTGACCATATCGAGCGTTCAGACGCTGAACTACACCGCAGCCACAGTGATTGCGAAAGGCGGCGCGACAAAGAACCTGCCCATGTACCGTTTCGCGAACAACGCGAGCGACAAGGGCATACTCTGCACGACGGAGATATGCCTTAACGGCACGTGGCAGACGCTTGGCACTGCGGTCATCAGCGACACCTACAGCCACAGCATCAGCGTGAACCCCAACGACTGCTTGGGCACGGTGCTGAAGCATGGCGCATACGCCCTGCGCATACACGGCGTTGACATGGCGTCGGGCGTTGTGGGCAACTACCTGCACACCGCCATCATGGTAGTGGAGCAGGACAACACGACCCCGATAGTGGTGACCCGCTGGTTGAGCGAGACGGAGAGCGCGGAGGTGAAGCAGTACGAGACCGTGCAGATGGACTTTGCCGCCTACAACCCGGCAGGTCAGCAGACGACGGTCAACATCTTGGAGGTGTGCGGCGGCACACAGACCGTGAAGCAGCAGACTACCGCCTACCGCACCAGCACCTACACCTACACGCAGCGTGTGCAGGGCTACGCCACTGACGGCAGCGTGACATTCACGCTCGTGGCGCAAGCCGGAAGCAGCGCGTCGCAGACGGCGGACTTCAAGGTCAGCGGCACGTTGCTCGACATAGAGAGCGTGAGCGCACAGCTGATGGTTGACATCGACTTGCAGAACCGCAGCAACAGCGACACGGACAAGGGCATAACTTACGGCGACTACACGCTGAACGTGGAGGGTGCGAACTACAGCACCAACGGCTTCGTGAAAGACAGCTACGGCACGGCAGAGTACGGCACGGAGAGCGACACGGGCGTGATGGCGTTGCGCATAGCGGAGAACGTGAAAGCCTCTCTGGACTACAAACCATTCAACCAAGCGGCGATAGAGACCAACGGCATGGCGGTGCAGTTCCGCATCCGCACCCGCCACATCGCCGATGACGACGCTCGTCTGATGAGCTGCATCTCCGACGGCTTCGGCTTCTACGTGACAGGCAAGAACGTGGTGTTCACGTTTGACAACGCTGCGACGGTGGCTCACACCATCACTGCGGCGTTGAAAGACGACACCATCACGGATGTGGCCATAGTGATAGAGCCGTCGAGCCAAGCCCCCTACAGCGGAATAGGCGTGGCGAAGATGTTCTTTGACGGCGAGCTGATAGGTGCTTGCTACTACGAGAAAGGCACGATGGGGAAGCACGGCATGCCGATTGCGTTTGACGGCACGAGCGGCGACCTCTACCTATATAACATAAGGGCGTGGGAAACCTACTACTCGTTTGAGCAGGCGTTCGACAACTACCTGCTGAAGCTCGCCGACACGGACAGCATGATAACGGAATACGAGTACAACCAAGTGATGGCGTCGCAGAGCGCGGAGGGGAAGCCCGCCACGAACAGGCCGCAAGCCTCGCTTCTGTACGCTCTGGGCATTCCGTATTTCGTGGTGTGCAAGAACCCGGACACGGCAGACACCACGGACAACTACCCCGACTATCTTGAGACGCTGGACGGCGACAAGAAGACGAAGCGTTACTATGACATCTACGCATACTTCCCCGACCGTCCGTGGCAGGACTTCAAGGCGGTGAACGTTCCCGTGACGAACCAAGGCACTACATCGTCGAAACGCCCCATCAAGAACATAAAGATGAAGTTCAAGGGCTGCGAGGTGACCCTGCTGCACGACGCAAGCGAGTTCAGCGGCGAGGAGTTGGAGAAATACAACGAGTGCGCAGCGAACGCTGCCAAGAGCCGTGTGCAGCCCACCGACCACAGCCTGCCCACGAACATCATCACGGTGAAAGTGGACTATTCGGAGAGCGGAGGCGCGAACAACGGCGCATCGACGCAGCTCTACAACGAGTTACAACGTGCTTTGGGCAGCGACTATATGACCCCTGCGCAGAACGCATACACGGGCAAGTATGAGCTGAACACGAGCATAGACAGTGTGCCTTGCGCCTTTTTCCGCACCGACCCGAGCAGCGACGACGCGACGAGTCCGAGCTACGGCTACTTTCATGCCAAGGGCAACTGGAACGACGACAAGGGCGATGCCAAGGTGTTCGGCTTCGAGGACGTACCTGGCTTCAACGAGGGCTGTCTGAACTACGGCGACTTCATAGAACTGATAGCGGCGCGAGGGCAGAGCCTTTCGGACTACGAGGCGACGCTTGACAAGAGTGCGTGGGACACTGCGCAGGTTTATGTGCTGAGCGAGTTCTGCGGTCCGCTGCACAAGGTGTTCCGCTACCAGAACGAGACATGGACGGAAACGACAGGCACGATGACCTACACGAGCGGTCAGTGGCGCATATCGGGCGACGTGGTGAACCCTGTGGAGAACTACGAGCTGCTTGTGTATAACGGCATGGACTGGTTTCAAGGTGTGAACAGCGTTGACGATATGCTTGCCCCGAAGAGCGACGCAGACAGCACCCCCTGCTGGCTGACCTACTTCGAGAGCCGCTATCCCGATGACGACGACCTGAACGCCGCCTACGAGGACGGCAGGAAAGTGCCATACTACCTGTACAAGTGGTTGGAGTGGTGTCAGCAGTGCAACCACAACTTGACGGAGGCTGACGGCGACATCACCCTTGACGGCACTACCGTGAGCGGCACTGCCGCCAACCGCCTCTTGAAATTCAAGCACGAGCTGCACAAGATAGCCAACGTGCATTCAATGATATGCTACCACATCTTCACGGACTACATAGCCGCCGTTGACCAACGGAGCAAGAACATGATGGTGGGCTTCTACCCCGACACTGACGGAGTGGTGAGGATGTACCTCAACCACCTGTACGACGGCGACACCATCCTCGGCAGCGACAACGACTGCGGTCTGACCATCCCGGCGAAGCTCGACCCGAACAACGACCCCAGCGGCTACTATCAAGGCCACGACAGCGTGCTGTTCACTCAGCTCGCCAAGAGCGACTATGTGTGGTTGCAGGACTATGTTTCGGACAGCGACACAGGCGACACCACCAAGACAGTGACGGTGGCGAGCATAGCCGCGACGATGCGCACCGTACAGATAAGTTCGGGCTTGCGTCCGTTCTCACCGCAGGGCATAGAGAAATACTGGATAACCGACCGCTTGCAGAAGTGGCCTAAGCTGGTGTCGAGCTATGACGGCATACGCAAGTACATAGAGAACAGCAAGGCGAGCGCGAACTACTTCTACGCCCTGCACGGCTTGAGCATACAGCGTTTGCAGGACTATGTACAGACCCGTTTCCTCTACAGGGACGGCTTCTACCAGTGCGGCGACGTGTTCAGCTCGATGGCTGGAATGCGCTGCACAGGCACAGACATGAGCGTGACCATCAAGGCGGCAAAGGACGGCTACTTCGGCTTGGGCGTTGACCGCGCGAACGAGGCGAGGGAGAGCGTGTATCTGAAAGAGGGCGAGACCGCCACGCTGCACAGCGGCAACACGAACACCGGCAGCGGCGTAATGCTCTACATTTTCGGAGCGGAGAACGTGGCGGAGCTTGACTTGCGGAACGCGACCCCGAGGAACGAAAGTTGGGACATCTCGGCGATGACCCTGCTGAAGAAGCTCGTGATTGGCGGCGAGGGATACACGCCAGCCGCCAGTGCGGGACCGAGAATAGGTTCACTGCAATTGGGTCAGATGCCGTTCTTGGAGGAGATAGACGTGCGCAACTACCCCTTGACGGAAATCAACGCGAGCCTATGTCCGCGACTGAAGAGCGTGCTTGCGACAGGCTCACAGCTACAGACGCTGACGCTTGCGGAGACCTCGCCGGTGGAGACGCTGACGCTGCCCGGCACGCTGACCGACGCCAACTTCGTGAACCTGCCAAAGTTGACCTATCCCGGCGGCCTGTCCATTGACGGGCTGAGCGGCATCACGCGCATAAACCTGAGCGGCTGCCCGAAGATAGACACGGCAGGGTTCCTGACGGACTGCGTGACGGCCGGCGCGAAGGTGGGCAAGGTGCGCGCGACGGGCCTGACGGTGACCGGCGGCGGCCATGCGGTGCTTGACGCTCTGATAGCGAGCGATGCCATCGGCCTTGCCGAGACCGGCGAGGCGATGGATGAGAGCGGGCAGTGCAGCGGTCTGACGGGCGTGTGGACGCTGGCAGAGTATGTGGACGACGAGCTGTTCGCCTCGTACAAGGAATATTTCCCCATGCTCACGCTGAGCCAGCCTGAATACACGATGATAGAGTTTGACGACACAGTGGAGGACGACGCCAACGTGAGCAACCACGACAACAAGACGGGCTACAAGTACGGCACGGACTACGCGCCGAGCGGCCACATCGGGGCGATACTGGGGAGGCGGCACAGGGTGCTGGCGAAGGTGACGAAGAAGGCGACGACGCGCAGTGTGACGATGGCGGGCGTGGAGACGACGATGAACGAGCTGGACGGCGAGATGACCTACTGCGCTCTTGACGACGGGAACTCGAACCAGTACGCCGACGGGACGGAGGCGAAGCTGGACGGGACGGAGGGCGACTGGATGATGTACGAGCCGTTCTTCTGGATGAAGGGCGTGAACGACCACCTGAACGGGAAGCACTACAGCTGCTACAACAGCAACGGCCCCGACGCGAAGCCGTCGAGCCCGGAGGCCACGGTGCTGACGCTGGCGGACATCAAGGCGACGGATGGCGGCTACCTGACGGGCAGAAAGCTGATGACAGGAAAAGAGACGCTGCCGGACTCGTACAGCACGGACAGCTCGTACAGCGTGTGCAGGGTGACGGTGGCAGGCAGGAGGCGTGTGCGCTGGCCGAGCGTACCGGGGACGAACTTGGTGGGCAGCGTGTTCACGGACGCGGAAGGTAACATTGTGGAGAGCGTGGTTGTGCCGACGCTGAACAACAAGTTCGAGGCTGGCATGTACCTGATAAAGGACGTGCCGGAAGGAGCCGCATACCTGCATTTCTCGATACTGAACACGGCTGAGTTCGACTGCGTGGTGCTGAGCGACTCGGAGAGGATAGAGGACATGGAGCCGGAATGGGTAGCGAGCGAGGAACACCTGTGCGCCGTGGTGGGCAGCACGGTGGTCGGCGAGAAGCTGCGCTCGGCTGTGACCGGCGGCAGCACGGCGTCGGGCATGGGCTGGACGGACTTCCACTACTACTCGGCGCAGCGGGGCATGCAGCAGATAGACGCGCTGATGCACTCGCGGATAGCGAACCTGTTCTACGCGAAGTACGGCCGGAGGGACTCCCAGGAGCAGTGCGGCGCGGGCCAGCACTCGAGCAGCCGCGTGACCGGCGGGACGGCGAGCCGCGGGATGACGGACACGATAGGCTACGAGGAGGCATACACGGTGAACAGCGGCGTGACGAACTCGCTCGTGGACAACATGGTGCACCAGTATGCATGGTACAAGGAGGGCGGCACGGCGACTCAGGTGAACAACACGTGCTGCATGGGCTACGAGGACATCTACGGGAACAAGTACGACATGATGGACGGCGTGGACCTGCCGAACGACAGCGGGAACGCGGGAAAGTGGCGCATCTGGATGCCTGACGGGACGACGCGGATGGTGCAGGGCAAGACGACGAGCGACCAATGGACGACGGCCGTGGCACACGGGAAGTGGATGGACGTGGTGCCTGTGGGGAACGTGAACGGCTCGAGCAGCACGCACTATGCGGACAAATACTGGATAAGCACAGCAGCAGGCCGTGTGGTCTATCGCGGGTACAACAACGCGAATGCGTATGGCGGTGTGTCGCATGCGAATGCGTTCAACGATGCCTCGTACTCGTATGCGAATGTCGGCTCGCGTCTGGCCTTCCGCGGCAAAATCGTGGAAGCGGAGAGCGTGGCCGCGTACAAGTCGCTGACCGAGGTGGCGTGAGTCGGAAAGCGCGGCGCGCCAAAGCGTAAAAGCGTGTGGCGGCCACAAGCCGCCACTTCATACCGGCGCAAGCCGGTCGGAGAATAATTTTGAATTTGGGGATTTGAATTACGCTGTTGGCTGATGACGCTATTTCGGCCAAATATGAGTAACTTTGCAACCCAGAAAGGCGGAACCTCCCAATAGGCCGTGTGGTCTATCGCGGGTACAACAACGCGAATGCGAATGGCGGTGTGTCGAATGCGAATGCGAACAACGATGCCTCGAACTCGAATGCGAATGTCGGCTCGCGTCTGGAAATCAAGGAATCGGCGTACAGCACAGGGGACGTGTCCCCACGGCGGAGCCGAGGGAGGCGAGCCGCAGCCACGGTCGCCGCAAGGCGGCGCAGGCTGGAAAACCACGTGTCGGGCGGAGTTTGGTAGGCTGGCGACAGCTCGAAGAAGTCAGGCCCGGGGAAAGGAAGGCCCTTATCTTCCATAAGTCAAACAAACAAAAGTCAGATGCCTCATGCGCAGGGAAGGTCACATAGTGGAGGAAATCGTCGAGTATTCCAACATGGCGGAATCTTTCGACCAAGTGCTGCGCGGCGCCAAGCGGAAGCGCAGCCGTCAGGGGCGTTACCTTCTGGCGCACAGGGAGGAGGTCATCAAGGAACTCGCGGAGCGGATAGCCAACGGCACGTTCATGGTGAAGGACTACCGCGAGCGCACCATCACGGAGGGCTGCAAGGAACGCCGCATACAGGTGATTACCATGAAAGACCGCATAGGCGTGCACGCCGTGATGTCGGTGGTGGACGAGCACCTGCGGAGACGGTTCATCCGCACCACCTCCGCGAGCATCAAGAACCGCGGCATGCACGACCTCATGGCATACATCCGCCGCGACATGGAGCAAGACCCCGAGGGCACTCGCTACTGCTACAAGTTCGACATCCGTAAGTTCTACGAGAGCGTGGACCAAGACTCCGTGATGCGGTGCGTGCGCAGGGTGTTCAAGGACAGGAAGCTCATAGCCATGCTCGACGGCTTCACGCGGCTGATGCCGCAGGGCATCAGCATAGGGCTGCGGTCGTCGCAAGGGCTGGGCAACCTGCTCCTGTCTGTGTATTTAGACCACTACTTGAAGGACGAGTGCGGCGTGCGCCATTTCTACCGCTACTGCGATGACGGCGTCGTACTCGGCAAAGGGAAAGCGGAACTGTGGAAGATTCGTGACGCCGTCCACGGGCGCATGGCTCAGATAGGCCTTGAAGTGAAGGCCAGCGAGCGCGTGTTCCCGGTGGGCGAGGGCATAGACTTCTTGGGCTATGTGATACGCCCCAACCACGTTGGGCTGCGCAAGCGCATAAAGCAGAAGTTCGCCCGAAAAATGCACGAGGTGAAATCGAGAAGAAGACGGCGGGAGCTTGTGGCTTCATTCTACGGGATGGCCAAGCACGCCGACTGCAACAAGTTGTTTAATAAATTAACAGGCAAAGAAATGAAATCATTTAAGGACCTAAACGTTTCGTACAAGCCGGACGACGGCAAGAAACGTTTCGCGGGCACGGTTGTGAGCATCAGGGAACTGGTGAACCTGCCCATCATCGTGAGGGACTTCGAGACCGGCATCCACACCGAGCAGGGCGACGACCGCTGCATAGTGAGCATCGAGCTGAACGGCGAGCCGCACAAGTTCTTCACCAACAGCGAGGAGATGAAGAACATCCTCGCGCAAGTGAGGGAGATGCCCGACGGCTTCCCGTTCGAGACGACCATCAGGACGGAGGCTTTCGGCAAGGGACGGACAAAATACGTATTCAGCTGATGAGAAGAGTGCAAGGCAACAGCGGGGTGAGGATGCTCGAACGCACCAACCCCAAGAGAGACAAGTGGCGCGTCCGCTGGGACGTGCGGGAAGAGGGCGACGGCACGGCCTCCTACATGGAGGAGGAGTTCACGCACCGCCCTACGGAGGCGGAGATACGCTCCACCGTCGTGAAGTGGTGCAACGCGCGGACGGACGAGGCAATCCTTTCCGGCTTCGCCTACGACGGCGCGGCCGTGTGGCTGTCGACGGAAAACCAGTTCAACTACAAGGCGGCATACGACCTCGCCGTGCAGACGGAGGGGGCGACGCTGCCCGTGACGTTCAAGCTCGGCACGGACGATGAGCCGGTGTACCGCACGTTCACGACGCTTGACGAACTGGCCGTTTTCTACAAGGCGGTCATGGCGCATATCCAGACAGCCATCGCCGACGGATGGAAGAAGAAAGACAGTTTCAAGATGGAGGACTACCAGATGGACAGCTGACAAGAAAAGCCCTTCGGGGGCGGGCATAAAGAAAGCCCCCGGCCTGTTGATTAAAGTAACGCCTATCACTTAAAACAACAACGCCTGTACAGCGCACGACCGGGGGCATAGACCCTTGTCGCGCTGTACAGGCTTTTTGCTGTTCATTAAGTGATAGGCGATGCAAAATTACAAAAATTGTCTGATATGAAAGTAATCGAGATACTGAAATTTAACAGGGAGTTGATGAAAAGGCTGTATTACGCGGGCGTGAGGCTGGAGGACGCGCAGTACATAGACCTTTATTCGGAGTATGCGGACATGGTGGCCGGCGGCGACAAGGTGTCGTATGCCGTGGCCTTCCTCGCCGACAAGTACAAGGTGAGCGAGCGCAAGGTGTACGGCCTGATAAAGCGTTTCAGGAGCGACTGCAAGACGGTTGCAGTGTGAACGCACGTTCGGGTTATGCCGCCATGGGGAATGCTTGCTACCTTTGCATTCGACTTAACAAGGAAAGCGAATGAACAAGTATTACAAGGAGCTTGACCGCATACTGACCTACGGCAAGACACAGACGAACAGGAAGGGGAAGATAAAGTACCTCCTGAACGAGCGGCTGACGCTGACACCGGCCGACCTGCTCGACATCTTCGAGAGCCACGGCATAGCCCGCAAGAAGCTGAAGAGCGAACTGCGGCTGTTCATACAGGGCGAGCGCAACATTGAGAGATACCGCGAGGCGGGCATCAACTGGTGGGACTACTGCGGCTCCATACTGGTGAACAGCTACCCGACCTATTTCGAGAAGCTGCCGCCGCTCATCGAGAAGATAAACCGTGAGAGGCGCAACAGCAAGAACTACGTGCTGTTCCTCGGAGAGACAGGGGCGGAAAGCAACCAAACCCCCTGCCTGAGCCTCGTGCAGTTCCAGATAGACGAGGGAAGGCTGGTGGTGTCGGCTTATCAGCGGAGCAGCGACGCGAGCCTCGGACTGCCGGCTGACATCTACCACCTCTATCTGATGAGCAGACAGATAGACCTGCCGTTGGAATCCATAACGCTGGACCTCGGCAACGTGCACATCTACGAGAACAACATCGCCAACACCGAGCGGCTGCTTGATGGGGACGAGACGGTGAAATTCGAGCTGAACGTATGAGCAAGATGTATCTGTCCGCGCCGCTGCCATTCGTTGGGCAGAAGCGCATGTTCGCGAGGGAGTTCATAAAGGTGTTGGAACAATACCCCTCCGACACCGTGTTTGTCGACCTTTTCGGCGGCTCCGGCCTGCTGTCGCACATCGCCAAGCGTTGCAAGCCTACGGCGACCGTGGTGTACAACGATTTCGATGGCTACCGCCGGAGGTTGGCGAGCATACCGCAGACGAACCGTCTGCTTGCCGACCTGCGCGATATGGTGGGTGACACCGTGCCACGGCACAAGCCCATAACGGGCGAGTTGCGTGAGCGCATATTCCAACGTATTATGCAGGAAGAGATCGACAACGGCTTTGTGGATTTCATAACGCTGTCGTCCTCGCTCATGTTCTCAATGAAATACAAGCTGAGCGTCGAGGAGATGCGGAAAGAGGTGCTTTACAACAACATCCGCAAGGCTGACTATCCCGCTTGCGGTGATTATCTTGACGGGCTGGAAATAGTGTCATGCGACTACAAGGAGGTGTACAACCATTACGAGGACACACCGAATGTCGTGTTCCTCGTTGACCCTCCTTATTTGTCAACGGATGTCGGGACATACAGGATGTACTGGAAACTCGCCGACTACCTCGACGTGCTGAACGTACTCCGCGACAAGCCGTTCGTGTATTTCACGTCCAACAAGTCGTCCATACTGGAACTGTGCGAATGGCTCGGACGCAACAAGACACTCGGCAATCCTTTCACCGAATGCGAGAAAGTCGAGTTCAACCAGCACATGAACTACAACGCATCTTACACGGACATGATGCTGTACAAGAAAACAAGTCCTTTGAACGTCGCTTAAACCCTTTTCAAACAGTGTTCGATTCTTAATGGAAAAAGCAGTCCTTTTCGGGCTGCTTTTTTCTTTGGTTTTTGTACGTTTCGTTTTGTGTTAAATTTGTGCGTTTCGTTTTTCCATTCGAGTACGTTTCGTTTTGCGGGATTTA